CCCTTGGACGAGAAGTTCGGTAAGCCGCTGGTTGACACCTTCCTTAGCGCCATCAAGTCTCAGAATGAGTCTATGGTCAAGGGTGCCGAGGAAGCTAAGGCTGCTGCTGAGCAGGCTAATCAACAAGCTGTCGAGTGGAGTAACGAGCTGGTAGGTGGCGAAGAGAACTGGAATGCCCTGGAGTCTTGGGCAGAATCCAATCTCGATGAGGCACAGATCGAGTCGTTCAACCGTGCCATGGAGAGTGGCGACAAGTATCTTCAAGAGCTGGCCATCAAGGACTTGCACTCCAAGTACCAGAACAGTGAAGGAGATACCAACGTAAGTCTTATCTCCGGTGACAGCGCAGCCAACGAAGGTGCAGGCGCTCCGCTGAGTGCCCAGGACTACATCGCTGAGATGACCAGTCCCGAGTTCCGTGCCCTGAAGGGACACGACAAGGCTAAGGCACAGGCGCAGCTTGATGCTCGACGCCGTGCAGGTATGAAGAAAGGGCTTTAATGCCACTATAGAAGAGGCGCACCCTTGGAGGGATAATGACCGAGAATTGGAAGATCATCGAAGACTATCCCAACTACATGGTTTCTGATAAAGGGCGTGTCATCAACATCAACAGGAACAAGATTCTCAAGCAGCATAAGACTGCCGGGTATCTTAGGGTTTCCCTTTCTAACAAAGGTAAGGTGAGGCACCTTCTTGTTCATCGGTTGGTGGCAATGGCTTTCTTAGGAACCCCTCCTGATGGTTACGAAGTTAATCACAAGGATCGGGATAAACTGAACAATTCAGTTGACAATTTAGAGTGGTGCAGTCGTGGGCGTAATATGGAACATGCCCATTCTTTACATTGGACATTCCTGAGTCCAGAGGGAGAGGTTGTAAATGTGTATAACCTTTCCAAGTTCTGTAAAGAGAATGGACTGGACTATGGGAACATGAAGAACCTGCACTATGGTAACGGCACCTCCTGTAAGGGGTGGCGCAAAACAGCTTAAAAGGAGACTTATTTAATGTCTAGCACCAACAATGTAACCAATCCGGCAGTCTCTGCATCCGGTGAGGTTGATACACTCCTGATTGAAAAGTTCACCGGGAAGGTAAAGGAATCCTATATCCGCCAGGAGAACCTGCTGCGTTTCTTCGACGTTCAACAGGTTGTCGGCACTAACATGGTGTCAGAGAAGTTCATGGGTGACACTGAGCTGCAAGTGCTCTCTCCGGGCCAAGACCCCGAGGCTACCCAGACCGATCAGGACAAGAACGCCCTGGTCGTGGACACCACTGTCATTTCCCGTAATGCCGTGGCTATGTTCCATGACATTCAGAACGACATTGAGGGCTACAACTCTAAGCTCTCCATGAACCAGGCCAAGCAGCTTGCTCGCCTGGAAGACGAGATGGTTGTCCAGCAGCTCATCTACTCTGCTCAGAGCAACACCAAGGCTGCTCGCACCAACCCGCGTGTCACTGGACATGGCTTCTCATATCAGATTAGCATTTCCGAAACCCAGGCTGGTGATCCCGAGAACCTGCAAGCCGCTATCGAGCTGGCCATCGAGAACATGATGACTGGTAAAGATGGTGGTGATGGTGTTGACCTGGATGATATGTACATCATCCTGCCGTGGATCGAGTTCAACGTCCTCCGTGACGCTGAGCGTATCGTGAACGCAGACTACAGCACCTTCCAGGGTGAGACTGTTTCTGGCTTCACCCTCAAGAAGTTCAACGTCCCGGTCATTCCGTCCAACCGCTTCCCGCGTGTTGCTCCGAACGGCACTGACGTTATCTCCCGTACCAGACAGCTCAGCAACAGCACCAACGGCCAGCGTTATACTGCGTCTCTCGACCAGGCCAAGGCCAAGGCTGTTATCTTCAAGCCGGAAGCCCTGCTCACCGGCAAGACCATCGACATGACTGGCGACATTTTCTGGGATCGCCGTTCCAAGTCTTGGTTCGTTGACACCTACCAGGCAGAGGGTGCAATCCCGTCCGCTTGGGATGCCGTGTCTGTCGTTGATGTTGTCGGCAACACCGAGAACACTGACGTTACTGCACGCGCCAACCGCAAGATTGTCAAGACCAAGACTGTGACCTGATCGCAGCAACCTAAAGCCTCGTCCCTTATGGGGCGGGGCTATTTTGTTTAGGAGGTTTTATGGAATTGCTTAACACAGAGCTGGATGCAATCAACCTCTGTTTGTCAGGTATCGGTCGGGAACCTGTAGCCACACTAGAGACTACTGACCTAGACTCGGCTATGGCCAGGGATACTCTCAATCAGGTGGGTGTTGATATTCAGAACAATGGAGGCAGGGGTTGGTGGTTCAACCATGAGAAGGGCTGGAAACTAGCGCCCGATGGTAATGGTGAGATCATCCTGCCCAACAACACCTTGAGTATTCTGGAAGCTAGAGCTACCTTCTACGATCAAGGTAATCGACTGACAGTTCGTGGTAATAAGGTATACGACACAGATCAGCATACCTTTGACATGACTGACAATGTAAATAAAGAGGGTGTTATCGAGTTCTCTCTCCTCTTGCTGCTCCAGTACGAGTCTCTTCCAACTACAGCTAGGTCTGCTATTGCATGGTCAGCCAGGCGCATCTTTGTTGATGATGTACTAGGTGATGTGAACATGCACAAGATCAACTCTAGGAATGAGCAAGAGGCTTACTTCAGGCTTGAACAGGAAAACAGGAAGACTCTCCGATCTAACTACTTGCTTGACAATCAGAAGGTCAGGTATCAGCTAGGACGCATCGGAGGTTACAACAACCTATATAGATAGGAGAATACATGGCGCTCACAACAAGTGCATGGGATCGTCCCATCCAAGGGGTCTCTCAGCAACCTCCTAAAGTAAGGCTTGGTGGTCAGTGCAGCGTACAGGAGAATGCCGTAAGCTCTGTGGTGAACGGACTGATAAAGAGGCCGGGCACTTCTCTGCAAGCGTATCTCCAAGATACCAAGGTTTCTGAGAAAACAAAATGGCACTACTACAACAGGGGTACAGGTGAGAAGTATTTTATAGCAATCGAGCCAAATACTCAGACACCTAAAGTCTGGGATGAGGAAGGAAATGCCCTTGTTGTTGAGAACTTCCTTAATGGAGAGCCGTACCTAGAATCAGCAGACCCTTCCGCTGACCTGAACCTGACCACAATCAGTGACTTTACCTTCATCGCCAACAACAAGGTTGTTCCAAAGGAAGGTTCAGATAAGACAGGCTCCCTTCAGGACCAAGCAATTATCAACGTACAGTTCGCTGACTATGGCAGGCATTATCGTGTGTACCTAGATGGCGACCTTGCCATTGACTACCTTACACCTGATGGCGGACAGGCTAATCATATCAACTACGTAGATACAAGCCTGGTTGCGAAAATCCTATTCTCGGGAGACACATCTCTTGCTCCTTCCGCTATCTCAGGTCCAGGCATCAGCAACATGGCTGGATTCTCAGCAGACCTGATTGGCAATACCATCGTAGTCTACAAGACAGATGGCTCTGACTTTGAAATCAGAACTGAAGATGGTGCAGATGGCCGAGACGTTTTCGTAATCAAGAACTCTGTCAAGTCGGTATCTGACCTCCCTCTCTATGCACCTACAAACTACCCTGTAAAAGTGGTAGGAGAAGGGAACAACGATGATGACGACTACTGGCTCAGGGCAGAAGCTGTAAATGGTGATGTAATTACCTGGAAAGAATCTACAGGACCAGACCAAAGTTTCGGGTTCGATGTGTTCACCATGCCAGTTACTCTCATCCGTGATAGGTTCGAGAACGGGCTGGCTGTATTCAAGCTGACCCCTGGGGACTGGCAGGGTAGGGACGTTGGGGATGACGAGACAAACCCATTCCCATCCTTTGTCCGCGATGGAGTACCTATCGAAAGTATTGGTACGTTGCAGAACAGGTTGTTTGTCACAGCAGGTGAGTCAATCATCTACACACGAAGCAACGAGTTCTTCAACTTCTTCAGGTCTACCGTAAGGACTGCTTTGGATGATGACCCCATTGACGTTTACGCTGACACGGATCAGATCAACGTATTGAAGAGTTCCGCCACCCTGGATGGTGATGCCGTATTCTTCAGCAGGAATGGTCAGTTCGTACAGAGTGGAACAGAGCCTATCACCAAGAGCAACGCCACACTCAGGTACGCAAGTACATTCGAGAGTGTGCCGGAGGTTTCTCCTGTTGCTGGTGGCGATGTGATCTTCTTCGCATTCGAGTACGGTAGGTACACTGGTATCCGAGAGTTCTTCACTGACAGCTTCACTGATACCAAACGTGCAAGGCCGATCACTGACCATGTTGACCAGTACATCGAGTCCAGGGTCAGGCTTCTTGCTACAAGCACCAATAGGTATCAGCTCCTTGTTCTGGCACAGCCTATGAATGTTGTCTACGTCTACAATTATCTATGGCAAGGACAGGATAGGGTGCAGTCCTCTTGGAGCAAGTGGATATTCGATGGAGACGTTCTTCACATCGTCTATGATGATGAGATCATTTACCTGATGATCCAGCGTGACGATGGCATTACTCTTGAGTACATTGAGACTGGTGATCCTAATGACCCTGGGCTTACCTTTCCTGTCCGACTGGATCGGAGGAAGGTGGGGACTGCCGTGAGGGCTGGCCTCAGTTGGGAGATTAGGGTGGACCTTGAGGTAACTGATGACCTTGTAATCGTCCGTGGTGATAAATGCCTAGATGCAGGTGTTACCATAGACTACACAGACCAAGGAGTAGGTGTACTCCTCACTGAAGAGAACCTTGCAGAAGAGGGTATCAATGAGGTTGATGTAGTGTATGGGTACAGGTACAACATGGTGTACGAGCCAACCATGCCTTTCATCCGTGACAGGAATGGTAGGGTTATAGACACAGACCGTCTCATGATTAACGATGTAAATATCAATTATGACAAGACGGGCTTGTCCCATGTTTATGTTGAGAACGATTGGGGCTCAGTCAGGGAATACTCCTTCAACGGTAGGATTCTAGGAGACTCTAGCAACCAAGTAGGGTTTGCTCCTCTTGAGCCTGGTAAGTTCTCGTTCCCTGTACGCCAGGAGTCTGACAAGGTAATTTTCAGGATAGAAACAGACAGTCACTTGCCGTTCCAGCTACGAGATATGGAGTGGCGTGGTAGGTTCAATCAAAGAGGAAGGAGGGTCTGATGGCAGTAGCAGCGGTGGGTACTTTCCTTGCAGCCAACGCAGGGACCATTGCTGCTGCTACTATGGCTGGTCAAGCCATCATGTCTGGAATCCAAGCCAGGAAACAGGCAGAGGCTCAGCAACAGTATCAGCAGCAACAGAATGAGTTGGCACTGAAGTCCATGCGGGACCAGTACAGCCAGCTCTCTTCCGCAGAGAAGGACGCACGTGAGCGTGCCCTGCAAGATAGTATTCAAAATCAAGAGGAGTACGCTCAGCGTCGTGCCAAAATCAACCTGATGGCAGCAGCCTCTGGAACCAGCGGTCTCAGCGTGGACAGCATGATGCAAGACCTGAAGCAACAGAAGGGTCGTAACCTGAGTACCATTGTGAGTAATCAGGAGATCGAGCTTCAAGGTTTCCGTAATCAAGCAGAATCAATCAGGACTGGTACAGCAGGAAGAATCGACAACCGTAAGATTCAGCGTCCTAGCTGGGCAGAGATCGGCCTTAACGCAGCAAGCTCAGCAGCACAAGGCTACATGACTGGCATGGATATTAAGAGCCAGCTTGGTCAAGGCGGGAATCCCGCAGCAACTATGGGCAAGCGTTATGGTGACTTGCAATCACAAGTGAACTATCAACCGGCTAATAACCTGTTCGGAGGTGTATGATGGCAGAAAGAGGCCAAATCACTCGGAGCGCCGTAGAGAACCTTCCTCGTCGTAGAAGGCAGGCACAGCCGTCTACCACGGTAGACACGTACTTCCAGGCACCGCAGCCTTCACAGCAGCCTGATCGTATGTCTCGGATTGTGAATGGCCTCTTCGACTTCACCGGGAAGGCTGTCGATGTGGCAGTCCGTAACGAGAAGACCAAGATTGAGCTGGACAAGGTGACCCAGCAACAGCGTGCAATCGCAGGTCTCGATCCTACTGATGATGCCACCAAGGCTGGTTTGCGTGCTTATCAGGTAGTCAAGATGCGGGACGATGTTCTTGAGGTGAACTCAGACCTCGCTCGTCGTATCCGTGACAACCCTGAGATGACAGACGAAGAGTACGAGATCGCAACCCGCGAGGCTTATGCTCC